CTGGAAACTCTGTTGTCACTGAAACGCATAAAGCCAATGGCACGGTTACAATCACAGCATCTTAAAATTCCAGACAAGGGGTTCACAAGTTCTGTGTTGACCTTTGCAGGGGCTTGGGTGCCATAGATTGTTCTGACTTTATAGAACTGTTCTTCGCTGATGAATCCCTGATGCTTTCCTTCATAAAACTGTTCATTGTCGGTGTAGATTCTTTTCTTGACCACTTTCCCTGTGGTTGGATCCTTTTCCTTGATGGTCTGCTGTTTTCCCCAGGACACTTTGCCGATATAGTGAGCATTGAAAAGGATGTCTTTGATGGTTGCCCTTGCCCATTCACGGCCTTGTCTTGTGGGAACACCCATCAGTGTCAACTGCTTTGCAATCCAAGATGTGGGCTTGCGGTCTTCCGTGTACCAATCAAAAATCATCTTTACAATTTTTGATTCTTCCGGCTTTTCAACCAATGTTCTTTCCTTCTTTGATTTCTTCACGATGTCAAAGCCATAGGGTGGCACAGAAAGAAGATAATTGCCTTCTTTGACGGATTGCAGCTTTCCGGCTTCCAGTCTGCGCTTGATGGTCTTATATTCCCTTCTGGACATGAACAGACCGAATTCAAAATATTCCTGGTCAAATTCATTGTGTGGGTCATAGACCTTGGCAGGGGTGATGATGTGTGTATTGCTGAACTGGAAGGCATCAGCCACTTCACCCTGATCCTTGGTGTTTCCTCTTGCCAATCGTTCAACTTCCACCACAAGAACACCTTTATATTTTTTGGCATAGACATTGGACAGAAGTCGCTGAACTTCTGGTCTTTCATCAATGCTGTCACCAGAAACCAGTTCCATATAGACATCTATCTGCCCAGGGTGGATGTTATGCTTGGCTGCAAGGGCTTCAAGCATGGCTTTGTGTCTGGCAAGTGTTTCACCTTCGCCAAGGGCTTCCATTTCAAGGTCAGCCCTTGACTTTCTCAAATACATTGCATATTGGTCTTGTTCCCATGTGTTACATACATTTTCGATTATTTGGTCTATTTCCATTGTGCATTCCCCATTCATTTAATTAGTTTCACTATATATTCATCAATCATCTTGCCCTTGCGGTCATTTTCATATCTCCAATGTTCGCTTTCACTGCGCCAACGCTCACATTCCGTTCTTGCCAAACGCACTTCTTCCAACAGGCTTTCAACTTGCTTCTGTGCGGCATCACGGATCAATTGCATTTCCGCATTATAGGAAGCATGGATGTTGTCAAGGGCTTGTCTATAATCCTCGTTATCGTCCAATGCTCTTTCTAAGTCCCTCAAAGCATCATTCAGTTTTTGCTTGTCTTCAGGGACAGTTTCTTCAAAAGCGAGATAACAAGGGTATTGATTGGAAGAACCAATGATGGCATCTTCAATCAATCTTGCCGTTTCACGCATGATGTCTTGGTCACTATTTAAGGCCATCAAACGTTCAATTGTTTTAATGGAAACACCAGACTTTTCTGCAATATCTGCATTAGTCAGACCATTTAGTTCCTTCATATCACGCATAAACTCACACCATCTGGCAAGGGGCATGGCAGAAGAACGAGGGCCATCACAACGCACCTGGCGGTGATGACAGGACAGGCATCTGTTGTAGGGCTTATCTGCAATTGCAGTCTTAGTTTTCATAAAACAATCCTCACTTTATAAATACTTTAGTGCATCACCCTAAAATAAAGGGGGTGCTTTCCGTTATTTTTCCGTTTTATCCCCTTATTTTTGGCTGTTTTTTTGATTTATAAAATGATAGGCTGAAAGCGGGTCAGAAATGGCCTATCATTCCTTTCAGTGGTGTGGGGGTGTTCGGTTGGCACTGTCACCCTCACACCAAAATAAATCCAATTTTTCAAAAAAATTAAAATTTCTATTGCATCTTCGCCAAAGCTATTGTAATATAATATTAGAACGGATGTTCTATTATCCCTTGTGAAAGGTTGGGAAATGTAAGATGACGAAAGAGCAATACATAAAGCAGATCATTGAACTGCTAAACCAATGCAATGATATTCCATTGCTGAACCTGATTTTAAAATTACTTCGTAAAAGCCTTTAACATTTCCTGGACACCATTGATTTTCGCAGAATCAAGGTTATAGAGGGACTTAACAACAGACATAAAATCTTTATCGGTTCTCATACGGACAATGATGCTTGCAAGGGCTTCATTGTCCTTTTCTTTTTCTTCAGTCATTTTTTCTTCAATAAGATCAGACTTCTGAATCCCAAAATAGTTTGCCAGGATTTCAATCTTGTCAATCCGGGGATATTTCTTTGCCTTCACCCAATCATTAAAAGTGGAAGCAGCAACACCCACCATTTCAGCAAGTTCCTTCTGTGATCTTCCAGAGCGTTCAATATAATAGGAAAGATTTTTTGCAAGAATCTGTTTGTTGCCAATACTTGTCATGTGTTTTCACCACCTTCTACCAATACAATACACCCAATCCGCTTAAAAGTAAAGATTATTTCCAAAAAAATTCGCTTTTGGGGTTGACAAAATTATTTCACGATAGTATTCTAACATCAGGCAATCCGCTAAGAGCGAATTTAGAAGGCGAATTCAGGTGAATCAAAATGAAGAAAACAAAATTCATGGCAACCATCATCCAAAGAACAGGTTGGGCTGTTCGCAGAATCTATGAAGATGATGCAGGGTTCCGATATGTGCGGATCAATGGGGATTGGTACAGTGTTGATTTTTTGAGATCCCATGGAAGAAGAATTGAAATCTGGCAAGATTAAAAAAGCCGAAACAGGGCAGCAGCCCTGTCTGACCAGGATTGACCACCTGGCACTGATGATGGCAGGTCAGAAGGGGGTGAAACTATGCCTAAAATGACTTTGAAGGCGGCAAGGGTCAATGTTGGCCTTAGTCAGAAGGAAGCCGCAGCAGCAATTGGTGTTGGTAATAAAACGCTTGGCAGTTGGGAAAGTGGGGCTTCTTTCCCCAAGGCAGACCAGATTGAAAAAATCTGCAATCTGTACTTGGTCACTTATGATGACCTTATTTTTTTACCGTCCAATCCGCTTAAAGCGAATTAACCGAAAGGAAGGGTGATCTGATGATTGTCAACCATCTTGAAAACGGTGTGACAGAGTATGTCACGGAAAAGGCTATTGTCAGGATTCACCCTGGCAAGCTTACAGAAGAAGAAAGAAAGGCGGTTCTTGAAGATGCGGCAAGAAACTTTTGTAGAGCGGTTCAAAAGGCGAATCAAAACAAGGCGGTATAGGCTTTGGCTGCTGAATCGGATTCTGATTTGCATGATGGCAGCAATGGTGCTGTTCATGTGGATCACTGTGATTGTCCAGGCAGTCAACGATGACCAGGAAGCTGCGCCACAGGTCACAGAAACACCTGCGGTGGAATCCCAAGAACCTGAAGTCAACATGGAAGTTCCGGCTGAACCGATTCCTGAAGAAGTGCCTGAAGCATCAGTCCCTGTTGAACCAAGTCCTGAAGTCAATACAGTGCTTGTCTACGATGTGCCTTTAGACCTGGAACTTCAACTTTTCATTATCCAGACATGTGAAGACTATCACATTGAACCTTCCATTGTGATTGCAATGATTGAAAGGGAAACAAGGTTTGATGTGGATGCCATCGGTGACAACTGCAATTCCTTTGGTCTGATGCAGATTCAGCAACAGTGGCATCAGAAGCGGATGGACAAGCTTGGTGTCACTGACCTGATGGATCCATACCAGAATGTTTTGGTGGGCATTGATTACCTGGCTGAACTGTGTGGGCTGTATGAAGACATTGAAATGGCTTTGATGTCATACAACGCAGGGTGTTCTGGCGCACACCAATATTGGTTCAGCAAGGGCATCTTCTCCAATGCTTACAGTCAGGGCATCTTGGAGCGCAGCAGAATCTTCCGGGAAGGAATGATGGAATATGCCTTGGCCTTGGACTGATGATCCTATTGCCGATTTCAACAGGCATGATGCAGAACAAAACAAGTGGCTTGAACAGCGGCCTGTGTGTGTTGACTGTGGTGAACACATCCAGGATGAAGAAGCCTACTACATAAACGGTGAATGGATCTGTGAAACCTGCATGGATTCATATAGAAGGGAAGTGCTGCCGGAATGACTGAAATGATGATTCTTTCAAGTCATGAAGACTGGCTTGCAGCCAGAAGGAACTTCATTGGTGGATCCGATGCTTCCGCAGTCCTGGGCATGAATCCCTACAAAACCAACATTGAACTGTGGGAAGAAAAGACTGGCCTGTTGGTGCCGGAAGACATTTCTGACAAGCCCTATGTGAAATATGGTCATGAAGCGGAACCTTTGCTGCGTGGGCTGTTTGCCTTGGACTTCCCTGAATATGAAGTTCACTACCAGGATAACAACCTTTGGCTGAATGACCAATATCCCTGGGCGCATGCTTCACTGGATGGATGGCTGACGGAACTGGAAACAGGCAGAATGGGCATCTTGGAAATCAAGACCACCAACATCCTTCAGAGCATGCAGAAGGAAAAGTGGAATGACCGAATCCCGGACAACTACTTCATCCAGGTTCTGCATTATCTGATGGTCACAGGTTTTGACTTTGCCATTCTGAAGGCGCAGCTTCGCTTTGACTTCAAGGGTGACATCATGCACCAGGTGAAGCACTACAAGATAGAAAGGGCAGATGTCCTGGAAGACCTTAAATATTTGGAATCTTCTGAACGTAACTTTTGGAAGTATGTCCAGGAACGGAAGCGGCCTGGACTGGTGCTTCCTGCAATATAAGAAAGGGTGAATGATTTTGGAACTGAAAGTCAATGCAGTGGCAATCCCTGATCCCATTACTTTCAACTATGAAGAACTGAAGGCTGAATTGATGCAGAAGGCTGATGCCTATGCATCCCTGGTCTACACGGAAGACCAGATAAAAGCGGCAAAGGAAGACCGGGCAAACCTGAACCGTTTGAAGAAAGCCCTGAATGATGAACGGCTGAAGCAGGAAAGGGAATACATGCAGCCTTTCAATCAGTTCAAGGCGCAGATCCAGGAGATCATCAGCATCATTGACAAGCCTGTGGCTGTCATTGACAGGCAGGTCAAGGCTTTTGAGGAACAGCAGAAGCAAGACAAGCTTGAAAAGATCCGTGAATTCTTTGAAAGGGTTAATCTGAACGAATTTGTCAAGTTTGAGCAGATTCTGGATCAGAAGTGGCTGAACGCTTCTGTTTCTATGAAGTCCATAGAAGATGCCATCATTGCCAAGGGGAACAAGATCACAGATGACATTGCCGTTGTCCGTTCCCTTCCGGCCTTTGCCTTTGAAGCGGAACAGACCTATCTTTCCACACTCGACCTTGCAAGGGCTGTCAGCGAAGCCCACAGGCTTCAGGAACTGGCAGAAAAGAAAGCTGCCTATGAAGCAGAACAGGCAAAGAAGGCAGAGCCAGTCAACTATGGGTCAAGTAAAACTGAAACACCTGTCAAGGAACCTGATGCTGAACCTTCCCGGCAGTGGATTGGCTTCCAGGCATTCCTGTCTGTGGATGAAGCCAAAGCCCTTGGCACCTGGCTGAAGGCCATGGAAATCAAATACAAGAAGATCTGAAAGGATGAATGAAAATGGCAGTACAGAACACTTTGCAGAAGTCCAAGTCCAGACTTGGCATGACCGCATATCTGACACAGGATGCTGTGAAGAACCAGATCAATCAGGTGATTGGTGGCAAGAATGGTCAGCGGTTCATTTCTGCGGTGGTTTCCGCAGTCAACAACAATCCCATGCTTCAGGAATGCACCAATCAGTCCATCCTGGCTGCTGCGCTTCTTGGCGAATCCCTGAACCTTTCGCCTTCTCCGCAGCTTGGTCAATATTACATGGTGCCGTTCAACGATGCCAAGAAGGGCAAGGTGGCACAGTTCCAGTTGGGCTACAAGGGATATATTCAGCTTGCCATCCGCAGTGGTCAATATAAGAAGCTGAATGTCCTGGCAATCAAGGAAGGGGAACTGGTTCACTTTGATCCCTTGTTTGAGGAAATCGAAGTCAAACTGATTGAGGATGAACAGCAGCGTGAACAGGCTGAAACCATTGGCTACTATGCCATGTTTGAATACATCAACGGCTTCCGCAAGGCTATCTATTGGAGCAAGGCCAAGATGGAAGCACATGCACTGAAGTATTCCCAGGGCTATGCAGCGGACAAGCGGAAAGGCACTTCCTGGACTTTCTGGTCTAAGGACTTTGATGGAATGGCCTACAAGACCATGCTGCGGCAGCTAATCAGCAAGTGGGGCATCATGTCCATTGATATGATTACAGCCATTGATTCTGACATGGCAGTCATCAACGAAGACGGATCCAAGACCTATGTGGACAATGATTCCGGCCTGGTGGTGGACATTGATCCTGTTGCTGAAGTCCATGATGAACCTGAAGAAGTACCTGTAATTGAAGCCCAGGATGCATCTGCTGCCCTGTTCGGTGACAACTGATTTTGAAAGGAGAAATTGACATGAAAGACAAGAAGACCAAGACCAATCACCAGACTGGCTATCACAAGCGTGTGAAGAATCCCACCACCAACTATCCCATGGACAGCCACAAGGAGTTTTGCAAGCGGTGCAAGGCTTACAATGGCGGTTGTCCTTCTGCCAATCCCAAGGATTGCAACCTGTGAGGGGGGACAACGATGATTAAAGTTGTTTTTACAGATGGATCCTTTTATCTGTTTGAAAATGCGGAAACTTGTGAACATGACAAAAACCATAAAATGTTTCTTGTCAACTGTAAAAAAACCAGGGTCATGATTCCAGACCATCATGTTGTTGTTGTTGGGTGTTGGGATGATGAAAACAAAGAATATATTTAAGGATGTGGCTTGATGCTGAACAGAATCATTTTGATGGGGCGGTTGACCAGGGATCCTGAACTGCGCCACACACAGAGCGGAACAGCGGTGGCATCGTTCACCCTGGCTGTTGACCGTGATTTCAAGGGCAATGACGGTGAAAAAGCCACTGACTTCATTGACATTGTAGCTTGGCGCAACAGTGCCGAATTCGTCAGCAAGTATTTCACCAAGGGCAGAATGGCTGTTGTGGAAGGCCGCTTGCAGATCCGTGACTGGACAGCCAATGATGGCACCAAGCGCAGAAGCGCAGAAGTCATTGCAGACAGTATTTATTTTGGAGATTCCAAGAAGGAAGGCGGCAATCAGGCTGCTGCACCTGCACCTGCTGACTATGGTATGCCGAGAAGTGACCAGTTCGCTGAATTGGGGGATGAAGATGATGGCGAATTGCCGTTCTGACTTTATAACAAAGGGAGAAGTTTTACATGAAAGCATTCAAAGGGTTTGACCAAAACATGCAGTGCCGTGGCTTCCAGTTCAAAGAGGGTGAAACCTTCCATGAAGAAAAAGCGGATCTTTGCCACTGCGGATTCCATGCTTGTGAAGTGCCGCTTGATGTCTTCAACTATTATGCGCCTGGAATGGGCAGCATTTATCGTGAAGTGGAACTGGAAGATGTATGTGATAACAGGCGCAGTGATGATTCCAAAGTGTGTGCAAAGACCATCAAGATTGGTGCAGAAATTGGGATCCCTGGCATAGTCAAGGCACAGATTGAGTGGGTGAAGAAGACTATTGGCTTTGATGAAGCAATCAAAAAGGCCGGGGAATCCCCGGATGAACATGCCACAGGCTATCAGGGCGCAGCTTCTGCCACAGGAACAAGGGGCGCAGCTTCTGCCACAGGCGATCAGGGCGCAGCTTCTGCCACAGGAACAAGTGGCGCAGCTTCTGCCACAGGCTATCAGGGCGCAGCTTCTGCCACAGGCTATCAGGGCGCAGCTTCTGCCACAGGAACAAGTGGCGCAGCTTC